AACTGGAAAAGTTATTTCTTCAATTAATGAACCTAATAATTCAGTATTGGTTTTAAATTCTCCACTCTCCGACAATTTTTATCAATTGACACTTGTAAACAAAACAACAGGTGTGGGTTCTCTTTATTTTCTTTTTGAAGAGAACTTCCAATCTTTGAGCAGTTGGATTGCATTACAAACAAATTTTGAGGTAACAAATATATCTTATCTACAAAGAAATTACGTTGCAATATAAGGAAATAATACTTTTTTCTTATTTGACACTATTTATATGTTAAATTAAACAATTTTTCTATGCAAGAAAATAAAGATGTAGTACAAGAGGCGCTCATTCGAATGAAACAAGTCGAAGATGTAATCGCCGAAAATGCAAAAGGAATACTTGCTTCAACTATGAAGGAAGAAATCAATCAATTAGTAAAAGAATCTCTATCTGAACAAGATGAAGACGAGGTTGAATTAGATGTAGACATGGACGATGACGCTGAAGAAGTGGACATGGACATGGATACTGATAACGAAGACGAAGTCGAAATGGATATGGACTTAGATTTAACTGACATGGATTCAGAATCTCCTATTGATTTAACAAATGCTTCTGACGAAGAAATTCTTAAAGTTTTCAAAGCTATGGGCGAAGAAGATGGTATCATTGTAAAGAAGGATGGCGAAGACATTCATCTTACTGATAACAACTCTGACAGCGAATACTTGGTAAAACTTGGAGAATCAATGGAAGAAGAAATGGACGAACAAGAAGAGGAAATGGATGAAGAAGAGGAAGAAATGGACGAATCATCTCATTATGGTGGTAACAAAGGTGACATTTCTAAATCTCGTAAAGACTACATGGACGAAGACGAAGATGTAGATGCGGTTATTGAAAAGTTATTCTCATCGGATTCAGACGAAAACGGAGACATGGATGTTGACGTTGAAGATGATGAAGAGATTATGTATGAAATCGAATTTGACGAACAAGACGATGACGACATGGAAGATGTTGACATGGAAGTTGATTCTGATGTTGACATGGAAATGGACGAGCAAGAAGAAGAAATGGACGAGCAAGAAGAAATGGACGAACAAAATTGGGAAGAAAGCTTAGATGAAGCTTACAGTCACAAGAAAGCACCAGGTGTTAAAGGAAGTGGACCTAAATTCTCTTACAACAAATCTGCTAAAGGTGGATTCAAAGAAGATAAGAAAGAAGGACCTAAATCAGTTGGCACAGGTAAAGCTAAGTTCGAATATAAGAAAGGCGCGAACATGGAAGGAAAGTCTAAAGTCGTTAAAGCAGAAACTAAAGAAGGTAAATTCGGAGGTAACAAAGGAGACGATTCTCGTTCTAAAAGAGACTACGAACAAAAGTTTGGTGGTAACAAAGGTGACAAGTCTAAAACTCATAGTGGAAAAGATTATGAAAAGACTGAAACTAAAGAAGCTGCAAGAACTTATGGAATGGGCTCTAAAGAAGGTAGAGGTCTTAGAAAAGGCATCACTAACAACAGAAACTATGTTTATGGAAAAGGTGGTGTTAAAGTTGAATCTCTTGAATCAGAAGTTAGTATGTTGAGAGAAAAGAATGAAGAGTATAGAAAAGCATTAAATGTATTTAGAGAAAAATTAACTGAAGTAGCAATCTTCAACTCTAATTTAGCATATGCAACTAGACTTTTCACAGAACATTCAACAACTAAGAAAGAAAAAATAAATATCCTGAGAAGATTTGACGGAGTAGAATCTCTTAAAGAATCAAAAAATCTTTATAAGTCTATTAAAGACGAATTGGGTCAGGTTGATACAAAATCAATTAACGAATCAGTTGGAAATAAAATAAACAACACAGTTTCAACAGGTTCATCAACAACATTGATTGAATCAAAAACTTACGAGAATCCACAATTCTTAAGAATGAAGGATTTAATGAGTAAAATTAAATAAACAAAATAAAACAAAATAAATATTTTAAAATGGGAGCATTATTAGAATCAGGTCTTGTTGGTAATATCGGTCTTAAGCACCTTAAAGTTATCAAAGAAGACACAATCGGCAAATGGGACAAATTAGGATTCTTAGAGGGTCTTAAAGGTCACATGAGAGAGAACGTAGCTCAACTTTACGAAAACCAAGCGTCATACCTTATCAACGAAGCTTCAACAACTTCAGATACAGGTGCTTTCGAAACTGTGGTTTTCCCTATCGTTAGAAGAGTTTTCTCTAAATTATTAGCAAACGATATCGTATCAGTACAAGCTATGAACTTACCAATCGGTAAATTGTTCTACTTCGTACCTAACATCCAGAACTATGAAGTAGGTGGAGACCCAACTTCAGATACAGGAATTCACTATCCTCCTTATGGAGCACCAAATGGTCCTGCATCTCCAAATGCTGGATATAACTACAACACTGGTAGAACATTGTATGACAAGTTCTATGAGGGTGAAGAACCAGCATTAGACCCACCAGGTTTATATGACTATTCTAAAGGTCAGTTTTCTGCTATCACAGGTAGTGCTGTAACTGCGGCTTGGAATAACGTAACGTTAAATCTTGACCCAGCAGCTTATGCAACTGATGACTATAGAAAAGTATTAATTATCATGTCAGGTTTCGCATCTGATGGAGCTGGTAAATTAATTGGTCCTGATGGTCAACCAATCGATAACGAATCATTCTTATCTGATTTGACTATCTACCCAACAGCTGCAACATCAGCTAACCTTGTTGGTAACCCAACTGGTCCATTATTATTTAGAGTAGTAACTCAAAGATATGGTAAAGGTATCGTTCAATACGGTAACAACAATGCTACTTCATTATTCCCTTATGACAAAACAGGTGGTGGTCAATACGACAACATTTGTGATGTTGCTGGACAAATCTATCTTGAAGTAGACCTTCAGGTTCCTGCATGTATTTCTTGCGGTGGTTCAATCGACGGTTATACAGGTTCAACGTTCTCTTCTACAACAGCAGTAAACAATGCGTTTATCCCTGTTTATAGAATTTACAAGAACTTAGAATTCGAAGATAGAATCGGTGAAGTATCTTTCGATTTACAATCAGTAACAGTTTCTGTGACTGAAAGAAAATTAAGAGCACAATGGTCTCCAGAAATGGCACAAGACGTTGCGGCATTCCACAACATCGATGCTGAAGCTGAATTAACAGCTTTATTATCTGAGCAAGTTGCGAAATCAGTGCAATCTTCGATGATTTGGAATATTTCCACGTATCGAACGCAGCTCCTGAGCAAGACCAATACAACATGGGTATTGAAAGAGTTGGTACTTTAGCTGGTCGTTACCAAGTGTATAGAGACCCTTACTTCCCACCAAACCAAGTGTTATTGGGACACAAAGGAACGTCTTTACTTGACACAGGTTACATCTACGCACCATACGTTCCATTACAACTTACACCTACAATGTACAATCCGTTCAACTTCACTCCAATCAAAGGTATCATGACTAGATACGCTAAGAAGATGGTGAACAACAGATTCTACGGTAGAATCACAGTTGATGGCGTAAGAACATTCGACTTAAAAGAATTGAGATAATCTATTCTTTGACGATACAAAAAAGGTCCCCAAAAGGGACCTTTTTTTATTTAGATAATCTACTTTCGTTCAGAATACGTAATGACTTTGAAATTATTTCAGACTCTTCTAAAGTGAATAGATTTTTGTGATAACACATATTAATTGCTAATCCAATCATATAAACTGATTGTTCTTCATTGAGTCCGTCTATGAGATTTGAAACGTCAGTAGGTGAGAAGTAAGAAATAGTGTCAAATAATTCTCCAATTGGTTGTTTTTTGTCTTCCATAATAAAATGTGATGATATTTATACAAAGATAACAATGATGAATAAAAAACAAATAAAAGAAGCAACAGGTTCAGGGAGCTCAGGAAAATTTAAAGTTCCGATTGTTTTAGCACCTCAACAATGGGAAGAAGACCAGTTAGGTCCATTCATTGAGCCTGTGTATCATTATACAAATGCGGAATTAGCTTATGAAGAAGCAGATGGTGATTTCAAAGAAAGTCCTGAGAAAAGAGCTGCTATTGAGAGAAGAACAAAGAAATTATCTAAGATAGATGACTATTTAAAAAAATTCTATACAGGACAAAATGATGAAGACGGTAGTAATATTGCGGATGTTCAGAGTCCTGAAAAAATAATAAAGCAAGCTGTTGGACCCCTTAAAGAAGACTTAGCTGTTTGGTTTGGAACAAAGAAAAAACCAAAGGGAAGTAAACAACCTAAAGGTCCTTGGGTTAATATTTGTAGAAAAGAAAATGGTAAACATCCCCCTTGTGGAAGACCTGAGGCAAAAGATAAAGGATATCCTAAATGTAGAGCTGTTGGTGTTGCAGCTAAAATGACAGCGTCTGAAAAAAGGTCTGCA